ATCGACTGAACATCGATGGGGTACTCATGGCAGTATGGTTCTTAACCTAGAGAAAGGCACTTTTTATAGTTTTGAAGAGGGCTTTGGTGGTGGGGTTACAGATTTAATTAAATATCTTGATGAAGATGTTTCAACGGTTTTAAAACAGTTTGGTTATGATCAAGCATTGTCTTCTGATTCCTTACTCAACGTTAACGAGACTCCCCCCAAAGTCGTTAACAAAGGCAATGCTAGGTCATTCGATAGAAGCCAACTTGTAGACTTGTTCAAACAAGCGGTTGTACATTTACAGTACAGCGATAGCTTTATGGTTATGAGGTTTCCTGATGGTCATCATATAAAACAGAAATATGCACCATTTAGTAAAAACACAGATGATTCATGGTCATTAAAAAGACCTGAAGGCTTGATGCCTATATATTTTAAAAACACTGAAAAGCATAAAGATAAGCCTATACTTATATCAGAAGGCGAAAAAGCTACACTTGGTGCAGAAAAAATATATGAAGGCGATTGTGCAACGTGGCATGGTGGTGTAAATAGTTGGCAAAAGGCAGATTGGAGTCCTATCTTTGGTAGAGAAGTTTGGTTATTTCCCGATAATGATGAAGCTGGTTTTAAATGTGCTAATGATATAGCTGATATGTTGGTGAATAATAAATGCACAGTGAGAGTTGCTAAACCACCTTCATATTTTAAGCCTAAAGATGATTTATGGGATGCTAGTCAAAGAAATGATTTTGCATCATCAGAAGATTTAGAAAAGTACATGCAGAATTTTGCACAGATTAAGCAAAAAAAGCCTAGTTTATACTTTCAAACAGTTGATGAAATCATGTCTAACATAGGTGAGCCTGATTGGTTGATTGATAAGTGTATAGAACGTGGCACAGTTACATCTATATTTGGTGCAGCTAAGAGTGGTAAATCATTTATAGCAATTGATATGGCATGTGCTGTTGCATCAGGAAGGACTTTTTATGGTTATAAGACTAAACCAGCAACAGTGCTTTATTTGGCTGGAGAAGGTTTTACAGGGGTTGGGCGTCGCATAAAAAGTCATGAGCAGCATCATGATTACAGTTTAAAGAATAAGCCTTTATTAGTAAGTAATAGAGGTACAAGAATTGGTGACAATGAAGATTTTAAGAATCTGCAAGAGGTTTGCAGAGCTATTCAAGAAGAACATGGGTCTATTGGTATGATTATTGTGGACACCTTAGCTAGAAACTACGGTCTCAACGAGAATAGTACTGAGGATATGAATAAGTTTATACAGCATATAGATGATTTAAAAGAAGAATTTAACGCATCTATAATTATTGTGCATCATACTGGACATGGCAGCGGTGCAAGATCAAGAGGAAGCTCAGTATTACCAGCTGCATTAGATTATGAGTTTAAGGTAGATAGAGATAAGAATAGTGATGATGCAGCTATGTTGGTGAGCCTTAAACAAACGCTAGTAAAAGATGGCACCCCAATTGATGATATGTATCTAAAATTCCAAGAAATAAAACTGCTAGGCTTCAATGGTGTTACATCAGGTGTTTTAGAATTAACTGACGAAAAGCCTAAGCATGACATATGGACAAAGGTTAGGACTGAAACTGTTAAAGCTATAGAGGATTACCAAATGGAAAAGAATCCAAAGAAACCTATAGATATTTGGATTGGTTCAACTATGTTAGGTGCTGTTATGAATATTAAAAAGGGAACAGCACAGACAAGGTTAGGTGAGTTAAAAGAATTAGGTATGGTGCATTATCATAAAGATAAAGGTTACCAATCTAAAAGGTGGGATGATGAATTATATAAGTAGGTTTGGTTTTGGTTTGGTTTTGGTTTGGTTTTGGTTGGGTTTTTACCCCAAATTATCAAAAAGTTGGTTGGTTTGGTTTGCTTTTTCTAAAGCAACCAACCCAAACCACTTAGAAATTCACAAAATGAGACCAAACCAATGAAAACATATTTAGACCAAAATTTAGAGACTAAGTTAAAAGAATTAAGAATTTATGAATCTGAGACTTATGAAAAATGGGGTAGTAGAAAAAGAATATTTAAAATGATTGGTGTTGATTTTGAGATTAAGTTTTGTAGAGCTGAGCAAATGTTAAGAGATGCTCTTTACAATGGTAATCCAAAAAAGAAAATGCAAATGGTAGAAATGATGCATAGAGCTTTTGTTGCTTTGAACAAGAGTTGTGAAGAGAGTGGTTACATAATGATTCAACCAAATAGCAGGTGTTTTAACTTTGATAAGAAGACTGCTATTGTTTGTGATACTGATGATGAAAAGCCAATATTAATGAAGATACATAAGAATGAGCCTGACATGATGATATTTAGCATAGAAGAATTATTAAGATGCATACCAAAAAATTTTATGGAAGCTAAAGAATTGCTAAGCAAATTAGATAAGTCAGTAAACTTTAAAAGGATTGATCATGTCTAAGTGGCATGGTGGTAAGGGTTCAGGTAGAAAACCTGAAGATAATAAGAAATATCAAGATAACTATGAAGCTATCTTTGGTAAGAAAAAGAAGAAGAAGAAAAAAGATGATAAACAAAGCAATAGATAGATTTTTTGAGTGGTCATTTCAAAGGACTGCTGACAAAATTAACAAAAGGAGTAAAATAAAAATGAGTATAAAAAAGAAGCATGACCCAGTGTCACGACCTGCACACTATAACAACGGGAAGGTTGAGTGCATTGAATATATTAAACAACAGTTAGGCAAGGAGTTTCCTAGTTATCTTGAAGGCTCAGCAATTAAGTACATACACAGACACCGTATGAAGGATGCCAACATACAAGACTTACAAAAAGCCAAATGGTATATTGATAAGTTGATAACACATTACGAGGAACTATGACAATAACGATAAACGTTAAAACAAACGATAAAGAACTTAAGAAGCAAATGGGTTTGTTTAAGAGAAAACATTTACCTGATGCTACTGCTAAAGCTATTAACAACGTAGGTGCAAAGGTAGTCAATGCACAAAGAGCACAGATACAAAAGAGATTAGACAGACCAACACCATTTACTATTAAGTCTGTTGATATGCCTAAGAAGTTTAGAGCTAAGCCCAATGATCTATCAGCCCTTATCTTTGTCAAAGATATCGCAGCTAAGTATCTTAAGTATGTGTATGAGGGTGGTATAGAAAAGGCTAAGAAGTCTTCTATACTTGCACCAGTCACATCGGCAGGTGGTGAAAGGTTGAATAAGTTTGGTAATGTTATAGGTAAGAGAAGCAACAAGGCTGATGCACCTAAGAAAATATTCTACACAAACAATGCACTATGGAAGAGAGAAGGCAAGGATAACCTTAAGTTGTTAGCTGTATCTAAACCATTCATCAAACATAGAAAGTTCTTGGACTTCTTTAAGATTGCCATAGGTGTAGTCAACAACAACTACAAGAAAGAGCTTGATAGACAGATTAGAAAGGCGGTTAGGAAATGAGTAGGTTCTTACTGAAGGCTGAAAGCATCGAAGGTTGCGATTTTTTTATTTTTGTAGACGAAGGTCAACAAAATCAGGTTTATTCACGTTAACGTATGGCTACGCAGAAGGATTTAGCTGAACATTTGTTCATATCGCCCCAAGCAGTGGGAAACCTTGTTAAAAACGGCATAATCACAGTACATAAAGGCAGATCACCAGTAGACATAGATTTTGCAAGACGTGAGTATTTAGAACATTTAAGAAAAACACAGAATCACTACAAAAAGAGTGGTAACAGTGGAGATATTGTCGAAGAGTCTACAAGATTGAAAAAGTTCCAAGCAGACAAAGCAGAGCTAGAAGTTAATCAGTTAGAAGGTAAATTGATACCCGCATCACTTGTCAGAGACACTTGGAGTGGCTTGGTAGGCAATGCACATGCTAAGTTTTTAAATATACCAACAAATCTAGCACATCAAGTGTTAGCAGCAGAAGATTACAACCAAGCAACAGATTTAATTAAAAATAGTATACATGAAGCATTAGAGGAGTTATCGGGAGATGGAATACCAGCAGAATATGCAGAACGTACTGAAACAAGTACAAGAGCAGTGGAAACCACCAACAGAACTGAAGATATCTGAATGGGCAGACAAATATAGATTCTTATCACCTGAATCATCAGCTATCAGTGGAAAATACAGAACTGACTATGCACCATACCAAAAAGAAATCATGGATGTATTTACTGACCCTAAGATAGAACGTATAGTGTGGCAGAAATCAGCACAGGTAGGTGCCACAGAAATTTTAAACAATGTTGTTGGTTACTACGTTCACATGCAGCCTTCACCAATTTTAGTTATGCAACCTACATTGCAGATGGCTCAAGCCTACAGTAAAGAAAAACTAGCAAACATGCTAAGAGATACACCAGTTTTAAAAGCAAGACTTAATGAGTCAAAAAGTAAAGACAGCTCAAACACAGTCTTGTCAAAGAAGTTCTTGGGCGGAACTACGTTAAACATGGTTGGTTCTAATTCTGCAGCATCAGTTGCCAGTAGAGCAGTAAGAATCTTATGTATTGATGAAGTTGATAGAATGGAAGCAAGTGTAGGAAGTGAAGGTGACCCAGTGCTACTAGCATCAAAACGTACACAAACCTTTTTTAATCGCAAAATCTACTTATGTAGCACACCAACAGTAAAAGGACTATCCCGTATTGAAGCTGCTTTTGAGGAAAGCGATAAAAGATACTACTATGTGCCTTGTCCTGAATGTGGACACATGCAAACAC